TGTGCTCATTGGCGCACTCTAACCGCCGCCTGCGTGTGTTGCCGGTGCTTGTTCGGGTTTCTTTTACGATAGTCCAAGTCCCGCATTCAGGACATTTCATTGGTGCGCCTTGTCCTGCATCCTGTTGGTTGCCTCGCGGGTGCGCCAAATCTCTATGTCAAGCCTAGCGGCCTCAATCTCCCATTTAAGAGTTTCTTCTTTTTCAATTGCCGCAGCCAATCCCCTTAACAGCTTGGCATAAATGGGGTCTGCATATGCTTCCCTCTCTTGTGCGTTTGCCGCCTCAAAGCCCATTTCTAAGGCATCTTTCATCAACAAGGCTTTTTGGCTTTTGCGAAATTCTTCAAGGTAAACCCTTTGGGCTTTGGCTTCGCCGTAAGCTGGCGCTTTGTCTCTTATGGCTTGCGCCGCTTCTTCAGGTTTCATTTTAAAAGTCCAATCATTTTTAAAGCCCCTTCAGGACTGTCAATCCTTACCAACGTACCTCCACACCAACTTTCAAAAAAGTCTCGTTGTAACGGCGTTAAACGCTTCCTAGCGGTGGTTTTGATCTCCACCAAGAAGCTGTGATTTTTGTAGCCGACCAAAAGGTCAACTGGCAAGCTAATGATCCAAACATAAGCGCCAGCATCCCTTAAAACTTGAACAATGGCTTCTTGATTTGCGTCCACCCTTTTAGCGTGTCTCATTCATTCGCTTTCTAAGGTCAACGGCGGCTGCTGATCCACGGCGTTTTTCTATGTCTAAGTAAACCTGTGACCACCATGCCAATGCTTTGATTTTCCCAAGATCTCTCACTTTCTTGCGGTATCTCTGTACCCACTCCCGCGCTTCCATCTGCCTCATAGTCTCCTGTAAGTCTAAGCGCTCTTGTGGTGTCAGCGTAGCTAAGTTGGTGGGTTTCTTTATGTTGGTCAAGGAGCTGGTTTGCTTCAATTCGGTCATTCATTAAAATATCTCCTGGTCATCTTGCCAATGCTTAACAGGTCGGACATTCTTAAAAATTTCTTTTAAATCGGGCGCTTTGTAAGCTTCTTTTTGCCATTGGTGCTTAGAACACTTGGGTTTTTCGCCATCCATGTGGACAGACCAGCGGTTTTGGCAACCGTGGACTGAGCACATAAGGCGCTGAATGTTATCAAAAGAATCATCTTTTTGTTGGGTAAATTTAGTTATTGCCATGATATTTTCCCTCTACGATTTTTGCAAAATTGCTAGGTCTAATAAGCCACTCTAAGTCGGCAACAAAAGCCCGACCATCTTTGCCATTGACCCTACCGGTCAAAAATCTTGATTTGCCAACGGATTGAAAAAACTCAGCCCACCAGTTAAGCACATCGCCCGATTCAATGGCTTTTTCTTGGGCAAGCTCGGCAGCTACCTCACGCCATCTTTGTCGCAAGTAACCAGCCCTTGTTTCGTTCCAAACCTCGACCTTACGCATAATTGGCAAGTTTTCGTGGTACAGCTCAATCACGGCTTTGTGGTTGCATTCAGGTAATTTTTTAATTGGCGCTAGGTCGGGTTCGCCAACAGGCGGACTAATTAAGGGTTTCTCTGTCTCTCCCTCTGTCTCTCTCTCTCTCTCTCTCTCTGGGGTAGCAACTTGCTTGCTATCTGCTAGCGTCTTGCTAGCAACAAGAAAAAAACCTTTATCAATCAAAGGCCCAACACCGTGGTGATAATCTTTTTCCGATATGTGTAATCTAAACATAAGCTCATCTATTGAGCCATCAAAACTACCATTCTTGGATTCGGATGCTAGCAACCACATCAATGGCGCTATCGCCTTGCTAGCAAGTGGCAAGCTCATGTAAACCCTGTCGTTTAAAAGTTCACGGTGCAACTTTATCCACGGCGGCAGACGATTTTTATAGTGCTGAAATACAGCCCAATTTTTGGGTATCAATAACATATAAACCTCACGTTGTCGGTCGCCGTTACAAGAAGACTATGGCAGGGCGGTAACGAATCGCCTTTTCCCCCGCTAAGGGTAGCCAAGTCCACATTCTAAACTATTACACAAACCATTCGGGGCGCAAGTCCTTGAGCTGGCGCATTCGCAGCTCAGGCACGGTTTTCCACAAACACACCGCTGCCCTTGAAATCTTCAATAGCCTAGCAAGCTCACTCTGTGAGCCTGCCAACTGTACTAATTGTTCTTTTGTCATATGTGGATTGTAAAGCCTAATTAACAAATAAGCGACATTAGGGAAAACACCTATCCAAATAATGTTAATTTAGCTTAACAATGCACCCATGCCCCAGCAATTTCGCACAGGGTCTTTTAGGAGTCAGAAATGACATTTTCTCTAAATCAAATCGTAGCAGGCCACAAAGCTGGCGTGTTTGTTATCTTAGGTTTTCGCATTATTGGCGGTGAGCGTTGGGCGCAGCTCAAGCCCTATGACCCATCTAGCGGTCGCGTTTCTAGGGGCGAAATTGCCCTCCCATTAAATTGCCTCCGCAATTATTCTTAAACCCAAGGGGCGCAAGCCCCATTAAGGAACAACCATGTTTGAAATTGAAAAATACAGCAAACCTACCGATTGGGCGCAAGTGTGCCTTTGGATCGTATCGGTTGCCGCCATCGTAGTGGTTGCTCTTGACCTATTTGTTTGGAGAGCATCATGTTAGATGACGGTGATGAGGGTGAATTTATCACCTATTTAATTTGGGATGAAGTCACCGTTAAATGGTCTTGGTCTGAACCCGAGGACTATGAAATGGATGGCTACTTTGACATTTTTATTTTTAAAGATGGCTTAGACATTACCTATGACGTACCCAAACTGCATTACAAGTGGATTGAGGCAGAGGTCAAACAATACGCAGGTTATGTGCCACCCAGCCACAAACGTGTCGCATCAATCATTAACGGCTTAGCCAACAACATTTTTTGAGGTCAACATGAAATATGCACTTTTACTGTTAGTGCTGGTCGGTTGCGCCAGCGAAACCAAAATAACCGAACAACAGCTCATCATGGATAAGCAAATCCAATCAATGGGACGTAGCGAGGTTATTGATGCCATTAAGCAATGCGAGACCTCTAACCTCAGAGCCATCACCGTGTTTGGCAAACGCAAAATCAACGGTTACACCGCAGAGACCATCGTGGATGTGACCTGTGGCCCTAAATTTCACTAAGGAAAAATCATGGAAACTTTTACACCAATTGGAAAACACATCGCCGCAGCTTTTGTTAAGGCACAGCGCCAGTTCGGGCCAGCTCTAAAAACGTCTGTAAATCCGCATTTCAAGTCCAAATATGCTGATCTTGCTAATTGCATTGAGGCGGTCATTGACGCTTTAAACAGCAATGGCATCGGTCTTATGCAACGCACCTACGAATCCAAAGACGGCGTGATGGTTGAGACAATCTTTGTCCACGAATCGGGCGAGGTTATGGAATGCGGCCTGCTCCACGTTCCTGCCAGCAAGCAAGACCCACAAGGTTACGGTTCGGCATTAACGTATGCCAGGCGTTACAGCCTGTTAGCAGCGACAGGTTTAGCGCCCGAGGATGATGATGCCAATGCAGCCAGCCGCCGCACCGAGATTAAGTCTACGGTTAACGAAAGCCAAATTGCTGACCTATTAGCGGCAATGGATGAAGTGACCACCATTAAAGAGCTTCAAGAAGCCTATAAACAGGCGTACAAGGCAACAAATGGCGAGCAGGCATGGCAAGCTAAAGTCATTGCCAAAAAAGACACTAAAAAGGCGCAATTAGAAGCCTCATTGTCTAAGGAGTTAACCAAGTGAATGAATATGACCCAAAAGTCAACCCATACGCATTTCCAAATCCTCATCGGACAGATTTAACAGGCATGACGTTGATGGATTATTTTGCGGCAAAAGCTATGCAAGCCTTAGTGTCATTAGATGAAACAGATATGGAGTTTGATGAGTATGCGGGTTGCTCGTATGCAATAGCATTTGCCATGCTTAAAGAAAGATATTCAATTACAAAGGATGAAAATGGAACAACGATCTGAAGAATGGTTTGCCGCTAGGTGCGGTAAGGTCACCGCCAGCCGCGTGGCTGACATCATTGCCAAGACCAAATCAGGGCCAAGCGCCAGCCGCGAGAATTACCTAGCCCAACTGGTC